AACCTCTTCTTTATTTTTTTCGTTACCGAAATCTGTAAGTTTAGGTTTTATCAATTGTACCATCGTTATCCTCCTTTTGCAGGTTTTTAATATCCTGAAGCAGCGTTTCTAAGGCGCTGAGTCTGCCTCGAGCATACATCAGTTGGTCAACCGTTTCAACCCCATAGCAAAGATGGTCTTTGATATCTTTAATTGATCTATTAATTAAATTAACAATCTGTTCTTTAGTGTGATAATCCAACATTAATTTCTTTTAAGAGACATTTTGTGTTCACCTTTTTTAAGTAACATAAAATTAAATTCATTTACAATAATTCTTAAAACAGAATCCATATTAAAATATTTATAATCATCAAATACAAATACAGTTCCTGGTTTTGATCTTTCTCCAAAAAAAATTGCTTCTTTAATAACATCTACTGTTTTATGTGGACCATCAAAGTGAACTAAATCATAAGTATTAATAATTTGTTTTTCTTCTCTATAAATTGGAACTCCGTCATGAAATCTTTTCATAAATTCATCATCTTCCATAGGAAATAATGTAAAGTTTTCACAATCAATATCTTTAATTAACTGAAGTTTCATACTATTTGTATAATCACAAGTTATGGATTCTTGTTTATCGTAATGCTCATAATTTAAATTACCATATGGATCAATTCCAATATGCCAATGTTTTTTATCTTTTAATGAATCTAAAATAACTTTGGTTCCCGCACCTTGTCTTACACCTATCTCAGCTGTAAATAAATTGTTATCTAAAGTTCTACAGGCTTCGTGTAGAATTTCATACTCACCACTATCTCCTTGAATCATTAATATTTTATAAACTAATTATATGGAAAGTAAATGCTTTTTATTTTGCCTTGTGCTTGAAGTTTTTTTAGGTCACCCTTGCTTAGTTTAGAGTAATCTATTTTATCATTTTTACGCTTACCATAAAGCCAAGTCCATGACCATGAAGTTAAAGCAGTTGAATAATGATATATTTTTTTTACAAACCAAGTTATCATTATATTTTTTGCATCTCTGGATTATTTGATAGAATGTTTTTTTCTGCTCTAGGTCTAGCTATAGAATCTTTACTTCTTTTTCTTAGTTGAGCAATAGCAGATTCTTTCATTTGTTTTTCTTTTTTAAGTTTTTGTAGATCTCTTTCTAGATTCATTTTTTATCCTTATTCATTCCACCCTTAAAGATCTGCGTACCCTTAATGCCATAGATGCTCGCCACGACAAGGATCCACAAATTTGTGAACCATGACGGGAGCTGTGAGAACATCTCAAAAAACAATTTTACTTTATCCATCGCTGTCGGATCATCCGATACGACTGCCCAGGCCAGAATTGCTATGGGCAAACTTAAAATTATCAAAACTGCCTCGTCCTTCCAGTCTGATTGTCTGGCTTCTAAAAGTTTTCCCTGGTAAGCTTCCTTACCCTCAGCCATACGAGATGCATGCATTAATTGTGCATCTGACATTGCTATTTTAGTTCTTTGTTTGTTAGCGTAAATTTTTGATCCTGCAGAAACTGCAAGTTTAATAGCTGATAACCACATTATCTGTTACCTCCTCTTTTTTTTGCCCTAGCAATCTCAAGCTTCTCTTCTGCAATTCTAATTCTTTCTGCTGCTTGATCTTCGTTGTTTTCTAGTTTCATTTTTTCTAAATCAATTCTTTCATCCATTTCATTTTCTCTAATCTCATTAGAGTTCATATCTTGATCTGCTCTTCTTTGAATATCTACTGCTTTAAGATCTAATTCTCTTTCTTTTAATGCAACTAGTGGATCTTTCTGTTGGCCCATAGATTCACTCTTAGCAAGTTGAGTAGTTATCTCTGCAACTCTTTGAGCAATCATAGATTCCATTCTTATTTGTGCTGCTTCTGGATCTTGTTGTAGCATTTGTTGTAAATTAGGATCTTCCTGTACCATAGCCCCAACTTCTCCTTGAGCTTTTAATGAAACGTGCTCAGATATGTGTGCTTGTAGAGCTGAATATACTTGAGGATTAATTTGAACCATTCTAGTTTGCATAAATGCTACATGGGCTGTGATATGTGCATCATGATCCTGTTGTGGAAATGCTTTTAATGGTTTTTGCATAATAGATTCCATATTTTCTGTTGCAGGATCTTTTGGCATTGGTTTTTCTTGTGGAATAAGTAATTGATCTATATCTTGAGTCCCTAATGCTTCGTATACTCTACGATATGCCTCTCTCAAGTTGTGCATCATAGGATTTGACATAGCAATCTTTAAATTTTCGTTAGCAAGCGTTACTCTTTGTGCCATACTCATGATATTAGGGTCGGCAACCGGTATAACATCTACTCTATCATCAAAATCAGTTTGTTTTACTGCTTGATCTGCACCATATACTGAATATGGGTAAATAGGAGGTAGATATGTACCAAATACTTTTGATAATAGTCTAAATTCTCTACGCATTGAGTAGTAACATCGCTTGTGTATTGCGCTCATGACCCTCGAACCACGTTCTAATAGCGAAACAGTTGTACCAACAGCTCTATTTTGCATATCATTACCTGTATCCATGTTAGTAATCGCTGCAAACTTCTGTCCTGCTTGAACGACAAAGCCCATTAGTTGGTATAATGTAGCTGATGGTTCCTTAAATGGTAAAATTTGAAACTGATCTTTGATATTACCCCCAGGTGCATCTACATCTCTAAACTCTCCTGGTTGAAATGGTTGGTCATCATCTCTAATTCTTATACCTCTAGACTTAAATCCTGCTGGTAAGTTAGATAACGTACCTGCATCAAGTAATTGTCTTAAAGACTGTGTAGCAGTTCTAGATAATCCACCTATCATGTGAGTTAACCCAAAACCATAAAATCCTAATCCTGGTAAAAATTTAAAATGTACAAAGTATTCTTTTCTTTTTTTAGTCTCATCAGTCATATCGTAGTTACGATAGATAGATAAAACTTCTCCTGAACCTTCGTCTATAGTTATAATGTAGGGAACCTTAACTTCTTTTTCTGAATTAGTGTTTTCGAATTCCTCTAAGTTACAATCAACATGCATCTCAAGAACTGAGTATGAATACTGTTTATCTGTTGAAGGGGTTACACCTTCTAGCTCTTGATATTTTTTTTCAATTTCTGTAGGGCCTGCTGCAGTTGGTTTTAATTCAACATCTCTATAAAATCCTGCTGCTTGTTTTTTAAGGATCTCATTTTCTCCCATTTTAATTACATGAGTAATTCTTTCACATTCCATTAAATCTGTTGCATAATATGGAACCACTAAATCTTCTGCAGGAATAAATTTTGATACAGCTCTTTGCATTACCTCATCATAGTAAACTTTTTTAAATGCAGATCCTGCTAGTGCTAAATAAAATAATAATTGATCAAACTCTGGAGTGTACTCTTCCATTTCTTCTGTGATCATGTAGTTCATAAAATCTTGCACTCTTTTTGCTTGATTCATTTTTTCATTATCTTCTACCCCCAGAACTCTTGTTTTAACGGGCCCCGAAGATGGAAGTAATTCTTTATAGGCTTGTGCTTGAAATGATGTAACTGCTTCTGATAATAGTGGATGAGTCACGGATGCCGAACCTTTAAAAGGTCTAGTCATCTCAGTATGTTTAATTCCAAGAAGATCTAAATTACTAGTATATGAAGTTTCCCAATCTTTTCTAGATACTCTATCTTTTTTATAATCATCTAATAGTTGATTTGACATTCTTTGAAGAGTCTCATCAGACATGTCTTCCGCAAGATTCTTAAAAAATTCTTCAGTTTCGTTGACGGCTTCTTCTACTGTTGTAGATTCTTCACCTTCAATTTCAACATCAACTTCTTCTGAATCAGGAGTTACAACTTCCTCTTCAATTGCTTTGTCAATTTCAGCCATGTTTAAATTTAATAAAGTTTAGTGGGTTTACTTCTCGCCATTCCACCACCACGAGCTTTTACCATTGTTCCTTTTTTAAATAGAGGTTTATCAAATGTAAATCCAAACAAACCAGGTTTGTCACTAGTTGTTTTTTTACTTACACTATTTCTTTTTAATGATCTAGATTTATCCATTGCAGTTTTATAAGCTTTTTTATCAGAATAAGTTACACCTTTAGATTTAATTGATCCATCAGATAAAACATTAATCGACTTTGGATTTAACTCACTAACTTTTTTTCCACCTTGAAAAATTCCAGAGTTTTTAGCATTTGTGCTTATAAATTTAGTTTTATCATTACCAACTCCAGTATTCACACCTTTTTTAATTACATCACCTGTTTCAGTAACTTTAAGTAAAGGGAATTTATCCTTACCCCCTACAGCTGATTTTAAAAATTTTTTTGATGTTTTAGGTTTTACAAATGATTTTCTAAACTCAGCAGTCTTACCTACAACATTACTTGATCCAGAAGCTTTAGTCCCTAGCATTCCTAACTTAGATGCACCTAATAATGCTGCACCCGCTAAAAGCATCTTATTTCTTTTTCTTGATTTTTTTGACATGTCTTTTCTCCTAATTAATAATATACGTATTTACGTTCTTTATAACTTTCGACCTCATCCTCGTCAGCATAAGTAGTTACAAAAGAACCTTGTCGATATCTTAACATAGCTTGGGTGGTGCTGTCCACATAATCGTCATGTTCTCCATGAGGAAACGCTGCACACTCTTCAATAACTTCTTGAGCCCAATGTTCGTCTCTAGGGTAATATACCATTTTAGATTCAAATATAGGAGAACAGGCGTTGACCCGTGAGTGTTTGTCCTGTCCTCTTCCTGGAGTGTAATCCATAACAGGAATACCCATTCGTCTTAATTCTTGTAATAAACTTTGTCCACTGGCTTTAGCTTCAATTACAATTGTCTCTGGCTGCCAATATTTGTATTGGTCGAGTGCAACCATTTTTAATTCTGGAAAATCATATTTACCTTTTACTGCATCAATTAACATAATAGCATCAGGCATGGATTCGTGAGGCGTGAATATTCCCCATGTAGTAATGGCTGAGTAATCTGCAGTTTCTTTTTTACTGAATGCAGTGTCATAAGATTGAATAACATGTTTTAACGTAGGAAGATCCCCGACCCAAGGCTGCCACCATTCTCTTTTAAGAATTGCCCCTTCCTCTGAAGTTGGATTTTGCATGTACTGTGCAGACCAATTTCTAATTGATATGGACGCTTTAACTTTTTCTAATTCTTCTAGGTTCCAATATTCAGGCCACACGGGTTGTACGTTGTCATCTTCACCTAATAAAGCTGGAAAAGAAATTGTTTCCCATTGGTCTGACTTAGGTTCATTTTGTGATTTAATTAATCGACCAGTCAAATCATCTTGAGCCCATCTTGTCATTACAAGTACAATAGAGCCTCCTGGTTGTAGACGTTGTCTAGGCCCCGATAGGTACCAATCAAAAGTTCTTTCCATAGCTGAATCTGACATTGAGTCTTGCTCAGTATGGGGGTCATCAATAATAAGTAAATCGGCCCCTCGTCCTGTGATAGAACCGCCAACACCCGCTGCAAAGTATTCCCCACCTTGATTGGTCTCCCACCTGCCTTTTGCCTTACTATCTTCTCTTAGTCTAACATCTCCAAAGATCTGTTTATACT